CAAAATCATCTATTCCGTTAATACTAGAAGAGGTCTTGTTTAACAAGAATAGTAAAAATGTCAAAAAAGCAGATATTGCAAACCGTTATATTAACAATGGTTACGATATTAGCCTTGACTTTTCTGTTGATGCCGATAATTATACGATTGAGGTACATCGTAGGGCTACCCTAAAATGTAAACTCACAAAAAACGGCGAAGATATAAGTAGTCACACGGCTAGTAATACCTATAAAACCTTGGGAGAGATACTAGGTATAGACTTTAAAACCTTTACCCAACTTGTTTATCAGAACACAAATACAAGTTTACAGTTTTTAACTGCAACAGATACTAATAGGAAGAAGTTCCTAATTGACTTATTAAAACTTGATGACTACGTTTCTTATTTTGAAACATTTAAAGAGGGAGTACGAGTTGCAACTCAGGAAGTTACAGTACTGAATGCAAAGACCGACACAATCGTTAAATGGTTAAATGACAACAAATTGGAGAGTATAGAACTACTCTCGAAAGTGAATTTACCAAAAATCGAAGAAGAAGACGAGAAAAGATTGCGTCAGTTACAAATAGACTTTGGAAATATCTCGGAAAAAAATAAAAAAATTAACGACAATAATTTATATAAAGACCAGTTACGGAGCTTAGATATACAACAAGCCAGAAGTGATATGGAGAAATATCCTGAAATACAGGACACAGACCGTATTACTGGACAGCTTGGTGCATGGAAGCAAGAACTAACTCATGAAGTTAATATGAGAGATAAGTATGAAAGTCTCAGAAACGCTGAATCACAAGAGTGTCCTACTTGTGAACAGCCAATAGATATGGATTTCGTAGAAAGACATTATTTAGAGCATAATGAAAGAGCAGACCAATGCAGAAAGTTTATGCAACAGGAACAGGACAAGCTAGAGGCTATACAAAAAGAAAATGAAATACATAGGAAAGCAGCCAAAACAACAAGAGAGTGGGAAAGAATCTACTCCTCTATTGACACCTCGCTCACAGCGACAGTTAGCGACCCAGATGCAATCAAAAAGCATATTGGGGAACTTGCGCTTAAAGTTGAAAAAGCTCGTCATGGGCTGGAGGAAGTAATTGCAGAAAATGAGAGAAGAGAAAGATACAATACAAGAATTGAAATCATTACAGAACAAACTAATGAATTTGAGAATGAGCTATCTGAAATCACAGACAAGCTTAGCAGTATTGAAGATAAACTTTCGATTCTCGAAATACTTAAAAAAGCGTTTAGCACAAATGGACTCCTCGCATACAAGATCGAGTCCCTCGTCAAAGAACTAGAAATACTAACTAATGAGTACTTAGCTGAGTTTAGTGACGGTAGATTCTCTATTAACTTTGTTGTAGAGAATGATAAACTGAATGTAGAAGTTACTGATACAGGTAAAATCATTGACATTCTTGCACTCTCTAGTGGTGAACTCGCAAGAGTGAATATTGCGACATTAGTTGCAATTCGAAAACTTATGACATCTATTAGTAGAAGTCAAATCAATGTGCTGTTCCTCGATGAGGTAAACCAAGCACTTGATGAACAAGGAAAAGAGAAGATCGTAGAGATTCTCTTAAAAGAAGAAAACTTAAATACTTATCTAGTTTCTCATGGTTGGACACACCCACTATTAGAAAAAATAGAAATAGTAAAAGAGGATAATATATCCCATTTAGAATAACATGAAAGATGGAGATACTTTTTGGTTACACATATGCCCTTACAAATCTGAGTTTAGACAGTATATCCCGATTGGGGAAACCTGCAAGACTTGTGATTGGGAAGAGCTTAGTGACCATGAAAAAGCAATAATAAGACAGAAGGAACACAGAGAAAGAATGGAGCAAGACTATGACTACTAACGTAGATTTAACAATAAGAGCAATAGAACAACAATTGAATTTATCACCAGGCACAATACAGCCAGGCGGTGATTTGATTAAAGACTACGGAGCGGATTCGCTAGACATAGTTGAGATAGTGATGACTTTGGAGGAACAACTAGATATAGAAGTTCCTGATGATGCCGTCATGGATCTCAAGCTTCACGATGTAGATAACTTAATTAAATATATCGAATCTCAGTAATGGTAAACAGTAGACAGAAAGGTCACAAGGCCGAGCTACTTGTCGCCAATATGTTAACGCGTCATACACAGCTACCCTTTGAGCAAACCCCAGGCTCTGGTAGTGGTAAAATCAAAGGGGACTTATGGTTAAAACACCACTTAAATAAGTTCTTAATTGAAGTAAAATTTTACAAAGATGACGCTATATCTACTAAAGTCTTTACAAACAAAAGTAATAATTTTGTGCAATGGTGGGCTAAGACTTGTCAACAAGCTGAAGATAATAACCTTCAGCCTTTGTTGTTTTTCAAAGCCAACCATGCACAATTTTTTGTATCAACTAAAACCAAGCCTGCAAAGGTAGACTATATGTACATCTCTATGTTAGATGCGTATGTCTGTCTCGCTGAAAAATGGCTTGAACATGAAAAACAGGAATGGACACATGGCGATAGAATTTACGAGCCTTGGAAAGCCACCGACTCCTAATGGTAATCTATTAGTAGTTGACGGTCTCAATTTGGCTTTCAGGTGGAAACACCAAAAGAAGGAGTTCTTTAAAGTAGAATATCTCAGGACTATTGAAAGTCTTGCAAAATCCTACGAGTGTGGCAGTATTGTAGTATTGGGAGACGGTGGAAGTGACTACCGTAAGACGATTGACCCAATGTACAAAGCTAACAGAAAAGAACGATACGCAGACCAAACAGAAGAAGAGAGACTTGAATTTGAACAATTCTTAGGAGAGTTTCAAAAAACAATCGACTTATGTAATGAAAAAGGTTATCTCACAATTAAGTATAAAGGTGTAGAAGCTGATGACATAGCAGCAGTCATAGCTCAGAACAGAGAGAATCTCGGAATAGAAGATATCTGGCTAGTAAGTTCAGATAAAGACTGGGATCTTCTAATAACCGAGAACATATCACGGTTCTCTACCGTAACAAGAAAAGAGACAACTTTAGGTAACTGGGACGAACATTACGACTTTGAACCTGACAAGTATCTTACATTTAAGTGCTTGACTGGAGATAAAGGTGATAACGTGCCTGGTGTAACAGGAATTGGCCCTAAGAGAGCATCATCTCTCATAGCGGAACATGGAGA